TATTGCGGAACCATAAAGAGTAATATTACTGATATCAATTGGAATATTATAGTTAACATTAAAATCTCTATAATTAGCTGACCAAATACGACTAATATCAACTGAGCCAATATCTAGTGGAAAGAATCCACTCAAACTATATAAAATAGGAGCAAATTGATTTCTATCATAAACTTTTCCTAATGAATAAAAATTAGGTATTAATTGAGCAGGAATTATAGTACCATTTGTATTTCCACTAATTGAAGTAATATAATTAAAATAACTAGAACCAATCAAATTTATTTGATTTAAATAAACTAGTTTATTAGAACCAACATTAATATCAATAAAATTAGTAGTATATATATTTGATATATCTACAATATCACCGAATATTATCCCACTAATAGAATAAGTTGTTTGACCTGCAGTTAATGTATTATATGTTTTAGTTAAAGTTGTAAATGAAATATTTAAAGTTCGTTGGAATATATTAGCGACAATATTAGTTGAATTTATCAATATATAATTATAATTACTAGTTAATAAACTTGGTAAAAAATTACTATATATTTGATAATTATTTATAGTTTGAATTGGCGATGATAAATAATATGGATGATTTGTTGGTAAATTAGCTTGAATCCCCCATTTCCAAGAAAGATACCCTTCAATATATTGTCTTTGAGTTGTAGTTAAACTAGTATTATATACAATAATTTCTGACATAAAACCATAAAAAAGTCCATCGCCTAAATTAGTGTTTGAACCAATTGCAAAAGAGCCGATACCAAAATTACCATTTGATCCCCTTGAAACTATTACTGTATTATTTCCTTGTTGAACTGTTGAATAGTTATTATTTCCATCAAACCATGTTTCAAATAAATAAGGAGTTAAGTAATTTGGTGGATTATTGTTCACATATCCATTTCGATAACCTGCAAATCCAGTTCCACCTTGTCTTAAAAATCCAACATAGCTATTGCTATTATAATCATTTTGATTTGGATTGGCTAAACCTATAATTCTTGCTGAACCTATACTGTTTGAATTCATCAAACATACACCGAAAATTGTTAATGTTGGATTATTATTTATTACTGAACCAATTAACCATTGTGAATTAGTAAATGTTAAAGCTGGATATCCATTTAATCCTATTGTATTATATACAATTGGTGTGTTCGCAGTTGCATTATTACCTAATCCTGATTTATCATACCATATTGTAATATTTGAATTATTAGCTGGTTGGACACCATTATTATTTGGATCATTTGCATCAAACCATAATATACAACCATTTGAATTTATACTAGTATAATTTGTTGTGTTAGTTCCAGATAAAGCTATATTAATTAATTTATTATTTCCAACGTTTATATTTGTAAATTGAGCAAAATATCCAATGGAATCATTTCCTACAATGTTACTTATTGTAATTGCCGCAAAATTTGTTTGATCATATATTTTATTTATTCCTGTTGCATAAATGGTTCTTTTATTTATATTTCCACTAATTGTTTGAGTTGATGAAATATAATAATTAGCTGCTAATGGACCAAATAACTGGATATTTGATATATCAATTGGAATACCAAATCCTACATTAACTGTTCTATAGTTACCAATATAAACATTAGAAATTGTTACTTGATATAAATCTAAATTTACAAAGCCAGATAATGAATACATTAAAACCGGTGCAAATGAATTATTATTATAAATTTGACCTAATGATAAAAAACTTGATATTAATAGTCGCTGATTAACATTAGCATAAGTTATATTTATTGGACTTGTAAAATAGTTAAAATATGATGGGCCAACTAAAATTATAGTACTAATTGTTACTAAAATATTATTACCAGTATAAATACTACTGAGATTTGCAAAATATATATTTGAAATATCAACTATATCACCAATAATTATACCAGAAATTGTATAACTTAAATTGATACCAGATGTACCATCATATATTTTTGGTGTTGAAGTAAAAAACGTTGTTAATAATTTTGGATATATATTTGCTGATAATTGTAAACCAATACTAACAACACCTAAAACTGTTATTGCAGCAGTTAGACCATATAGATTTGCTAAATATTGTTCCATTAATATTATTTGCGCTGGTGTTAATTGATAATTAAAAATAATAATTTCAATCATTTGAAATGTCGATGTTTCATTTGAATAAGTACCACCATTTATAAAAAGAATTGGTAGAAAAGTAACACCAGTATTTGGTGAAATCACTTTTGATGTTCCATTACTTCTATAATTATAAGCATAATCAGATGATAAAACCCAATTAATATCATCTAAATTAGTTTGTGTGGTTAACCATCCATCATGATAAGCAACACTAGTATTATAATTCCAAAAACCAGATAACCAATTATAGTTAAGACCTTGTAAAATCCGCCCTCTAGAACCGCCAGTATATCTGCAAATATGAAATAATGTATAAATTGGAATAACAGCTGTTGTAAATTGAATAACTGAAGCAGTTGTTCCTTGAAGTACAGTAAATGAACTAGCTGAATTGAAAGTATTTGCTAATTGTGTTACCAATGATAAACCAGTTGCTGTAATTCTTGACGAAGGAATTGTATTACCATTACCGGTTGAATCATACCAAGTATTAGTTGCAAAGTTATAATCTTTTCCTTGATAACGTGCATATGCTCCTGCAACTGGTAACAAATTAGCTGTATTTATCAATATATAATTATAATTACTAGTTAATAAACTTGGTAAAAAATTACTATATATTTGATAATTATTTATTGTTTGAATTGGTGATGATAAATAATATGGATGAATTGTTGGTAAGTTAGTTTGAATACCCCATTTCCAAGAAAGATATCCTTCAATATATTGTCTTTGAGTTGTAGTTAAACTAGTATTATATACAATAACTTCTGACATAAAACCATTAAATGGAGGTCCATCACTAGTATTATTATCAGAACCGATTGCAAAAGAACTGATTGCAAAGTTACCTGTTGATCCTTTTGAAACAGTTATAGTATTATTGCCTTGTTGAACAGTTGAAAAAGTATTCGTTCCATCAAACCAAAATTCAAATAGATATGGAGTTAAATAACTTGGTGGATTATTATCAGCTGAACCTCCATTACGATTTGTAATAAATCCCGTCCCTCCATTTCTTGTAATACCCACATAATTATTATTATTATAATCTAATTGACCCGGACTACCTAAACTAATAATTCTTGCTGAATATGTACTATTTGAATTTAAAGAACATACTGCAAATATTGTTAATGTTGGATTATTATTAGTTACAGATCCTAATAACCATTGAGGATTTGTATAGGGAAATGTTAAAGCTGGATATCCATTTAATCCTGTTGTATTATATACGATTGGTCTATTTGCTGTTGCATTATTACCTAACCCTGATTTATCATACCATATTGAAATAGTGGAATTATTTGCTGGTTGAATACCATTATTATTTGGATCAATAGCATCAAACCATAAGATACATCCATTTGAACTTATAATTGATGTATTATTGTTTGTAGTGATTGCTCCTGACAAAGCCATATTAATTAATTTATTATTTCCAACATTTATATTGGTAAATTGAGCAAAATATCCAATTGAATCATTACCAATCACATTACTTATTGTAATTGTAGCAATTGTTGCTTGATCATATATTTTATTATTTCCTATTGCATAAATATATCTTTGACTAATATTTCCACTAATTGTTTGTGTAGATGAAATATAATAATTAGATGCTAATGGACCAAATAATTGAATATTTGATATGTCGATTGGAATTCCATATCCTGCATTTACATTTCTGTAATTACTAATATACACATTAGATATTGTTACTTGATATAAATCCATATTTACAAAACCAGATAATGAATACATTAAAACTGGTGCAAATGAATTGTTATTATAAACTTGTCCTAATGATAAAAAGCTAGATGTTAATAATCTTTGATTAATATTACCATATGTTATATTAGTTGGACTTGTATAATAATTAAAATATGATGATCCAACTAAAATAATTGTGCTAATTGTTACTAAAATATTATTAGCTACATAAATATTATTGAGATTTGCAAAATAAATATTTGATATATCAACTATATCGCCAATTATAATACCAGAAATTGTATAACTTAAATTAATACCAGTTGTCCCATCATAAGTTTTCGGTATTCCCGTAAAAAATGTAGTTAACAATTTAGGATATATATTTGCAGATAATTGAGAAGTAATATTTGTCGAACCTAAAACTGATAAAGCATTTGTGATTCCATATAAATTTGCTAAATATTGTTCCATAAGCGTTATCTGAGCTAATGTTAACGCATAATTAAATATAATTATATCAACGACTTGAAATGTTGATAAATCACCTGAAGCTTGACC